TGACCAACACCAATGACCAGAACAGGGACGTGGCTGCACAGGTGCGTGATCGCCTGAACGACATCACCAGTCTGTTTGGCCTTCTGACCCATATCACCAACGATAGTGCCGGTCTGGGCTTCGTTCCATTGCTTCTCAGTCATCGCCGCAGACCACGAGTCCACTACAATAACCATCGGCTTGTCGAAGTCGTCGTTTTCATCGAGGTAAGCTTCGCGGTACATCTTGCACATTTCGGAAATGGCTTTCTTACAATCAGACAGCGTTGCGGCTGTAATGTATTGAAATCTTTCCTCATCAAGGTTAACACCGGCACGTTCCAGCCATTTCTGACCTGCGATGTCGTCCGTTGCCTTTTCAACGTCGATCCACAGGACAAAGGCGTCGTGTGCTTTTTGTGCATTGGCACATGCGTAAGCTGCCTGTAGGGATTTACCCGAACCAGACTCGCCGTAATATACGTATTGTCGTCCGAAGAGAAGTCCTTCTTGGAACTTCCCGGACATGATCCGATTCATCGCGAAGTTACCCATATCAACCCATTGGTCGATAGAGGAAAATCCTACGTTGATAGTCGGAGAACTGAATGTTGAGAACGCCTTCTGACGTTTCTTAGTGAATTTACTAGCCATGATTTCCTCTCAGTGTTTGGCAAAATCCGTCCCCGCGTCGGAACCACGGGGACGGAGACGGTCTTGGAAATGAATAAACCAGACCTTTACAGCTTACGCTGATTTCTTGCCAATGCGGGCCTTGATTTTGGATGCAAGGTCCGGCACTTCCGTCTCACCAGCCTGTGGTGGAACGGCATCGTCGGCTGCGGCTGCAACTTCAGCAGGAGAGTCATCAGCTTCTTCGGCGTCTTCGGCTTCTACTGGAGCAGCCTTGGACTTGCCGCGTGCGGCCTTCAGACGGTCCAGTGCGTTACCGGCACCACCGCCATCACCACCAACCTTCGGGCTATCATCGTCGTCATCCGAAGATTCCGCCTTTGCACCTTTCTTTGGCGTGGAAGCAGCATCATCACCGCGCTGACGAAGCGGCTTGAAGCCAGCTTCTTCCCACTCAGGGTTCCAGACACCGTTGGTACCTTCGATCTGACGCTGGATCGAGATGTTCATCATCTCAACCAACAGGTCGTACTGCTCGTCGCTCGGACGATCAGGCAAACGCTTGGTCAGGTCGTGTAGCTTGTACTCCGCGATTGCTGCCAGTTGCTCGTCGGTCAACGGGGTTTGAGTTTTGGACCATGTGGACGATGAGGTCCAGTCCGCGTACTCACCCTGTTGGGTCTTCTTCACGATGAAGTTGTAGCCGTTGAAAATATCCATGTCAACGTCGGCGTCGCCGAGAAGTGCATCGACATCTTCCTGAGTGAACTCACCACATGGGAGAGTTTCAAACGGGTCTTCCTCGTTCTCGAAGATCGAGTTGAAGATCATCTGGTGAATTTTCTTGTTGAAAGGAAAAACACGGATCGGGTTTTCTGGAGTGTCTTCCTCGGTCATACCGGACTTGTTGACAAATCCTTGGTAGTAGTAGGTTGGCTTCTTCCAGTGGAAACCGGCAATCTTCTTGAGCTTGTCGGCTTCCTTGGTGTTACCCGAGTTGCGCAGTTCCTTTTCTTCTGCGTACAGATCGCGGACCGGACCAAGTACTGGGCACTTGTTCGCGTGATCATACATTTCGCGGCACGGAGCCAAGAACTTGATGACCTTGCTTGGGTCTTCGGGGTCCGAGAATTGCATCGGAAGCAGAATCTTTTCGGCCCAGAAGGCACCCGTGTAGGTGTCGTTGTACGGCAGAAGGCGAAGTGTGCTTGATGCACCGAACTTCAGATTCCAGAAGGGGTAGATCGAGAAGTCTTTCTCGAATTGGGGAGTGCGCTGTTTTACCCGCTCGCGCATGCGCTCTAGCATTGTAGACATTATGTCAGTCCTCTTTGGTTTTATGCAGTTCTATTCGAATCTACAGGTTTTGTTACAGTTCTATTCAGTTTTATACAGTTTTATTTTCCGGTGGAGCCGAAGCCGCCTTCTCCGCGTTCGGTCATATTCAGTTCATCGACGTAATCGATGACAGGTATGACGATTGGTTTGACAACCATCTGGGCGATTCGCATCCCGCGTTCCACGAAGAATTTCTTCGTTGATTGGTTCACAAGGATGACCTTGATTTCGCCCCGATAATCGGAATCGATTGTTCCCGGTGAATTGAGAACGGTGATTCCGTATTTCGCTGCCAGACCCGACCGTGGTCGAATTTGTGCTTCGTATCCTATCGGCAGTTCGATGGAAATTCCCGTAGGAATTAATTCCCTCGCACCCATGTTATTTAGGCAAACCGGTTCGTCAACTGCACAGAAAAGGTCTACACCAACGCTACCAATCGTAGCCATGGCAAGCTCAGGAAGTCCGTCGAAATGAGGCAGCTTTTTCACCCCTACACGCACACGGGGAATGTGTGCTGCTTCGTCTACTCGTTCTTGGGTAGGCAAGGCTGTGTCCACTGCTAGGTCACCGCCGCCAAATTCTGTGGCAAGGTGATCCAGCAAGTCCTTCTCGGTGAACGGCTTCTCAAATTTACGGTCTGACGCCATGGTTTCCTCTCGTGATTGTCAGTGTTACAACCAAGATGATACTAGGAAAACAGAAAGTCAAGTCAGACCATAGGAAGCATTGCCATATTGTCTGGATGATCGAAGTCATCCGGGTCATATTCGTCCATATCTGGGCGTATCAGGTCATCCAAATCAGGCTCGTGGAATCGGACCTCATCGACTAGCATTGCCATTATGACGCAACTCATCACGATATCGTCCTTAGACCCCTCCTTGGCTGCGTAGGATGCGCCAGAGCGAACGAACGTCTTCAACTGGGACGCTAGGTGCTTGGACCGTGGAATGAACAGGTTGCGCTCTATAAGGTTCTTCAGTTCGATGCAGTATCGCCGCTTCGAGGTAACATTGGTCAGCAGGCCGCGCCATTTGTTTGGCTGGCTCGTGCTCATCCCGTCACCCCGGGCATTGACAGAGGTCATCGTAGAGTCTATCAAGAATCCCGGGAATGTTTGTTCATCGGAAAGTTCAATAGCATTCAGGATACCAATACCTAACCCATTACGCTCAACTGAGTAATAAGTCTGGCATCCAGTCGAGTGTTCGGGGTCGTTCATCTGAATCATGAAGATACGTTTCAGTGTGCGCCGGAGCATTTTGGTCTGTTCGACCTGATCATACATATTGTTGTTCCATTCCGCGACTTGTCGCAATTGTGGAATTTCCCATACTTGGATACAAGCATCATCCGCGCCAACACCCTCTGAGGGGTCGAGGACTACTCCGTATATTTGATTTGGTTTGATTTCGGTGTACCACCGCATGCCCCACTTGTCGATGAAGCGCGGTTTTTTAATCATGTGCTTAAGACTGGCCAGTACCGGAGCGGCAATCAGGGTTGAGTCGCCGGACACGAATGCGCATTCAAATTCTCGGAGCCATTCTTCTTCCGTCAGACCAGCACGAATAACTTGGTTCTTGAATTTCTGACCACGGAATCCCCCCTTGCCGTCTGGGATCGTAGTCCAGTGTGCATGAAACCCGACGAAGTCTTCCATCTCTTCATCCTCCTCATCGAGGATAGTTTCCTCCCGCATACCGAACATCTCTTTGGCATCAGTAGTTTCGTATTGGATTTCCCATTCTTCGTTGTCTTCGTATTCGTCTGTTGATCCGGCAACCTTCTGGCGGTTGGCGAACACGTCAATCCATGGGTCGGAGGTTTCGGCCATGGTGGAGTTAAACCAAATCTGAGCAAACTTGTCTTCATCCGTGTTCGGGGTGCTGGTGATGATACACTTACCACCGGTTGCAATGGTCGGGTAGATGGATGTCCAGAATTCGTTTGCAATACCCGGGCGCACGAAGGCAAACTCGTCGAGGTAAATGAGGGAGTTTGCTTTACCACGACCAGAGGTTGCGGTAGTTGCGGTAGCGTTGATAACTGAGCCGTTGTCGAATTCCTTACGGGTTACGATGTTGACTTTGGTACCCGGCTTCAGCCACCAAGGTAATTCTTCATAGGCATACCACAGGCGGGCCATGATGTCGGTAGCGCCGTCGGCGTCCTTGGACGCAATCAGTACTCGCTGGTCATTTTTGAAGATGGACCACCACAGTAGAAACGCAGCAGCAGTTTGTGTTTTACCACACTGCCGAGATAACATCGCGATGGTTAACCGATTATCCTGATATACATCGATTAGGTTTTCTTGGTAATCGTATAAGTCAAACTTCATAGCCCCCTTTACGGGGTTCTGAATCATGACATAATTGCGAGTGAAATAAATGGCATCATTCTTACATTTGATGATTTCTTGAATTTGCCATTGTTCGAAGTTCTGCTTATAACCGGCAGGTTTTACCTTGCCGCCCTGTTCTTCTGTTAATGCAGGCATATGTTAGACCGAGTTTGGCTCGACGGCGATCAAACGGCTTTGGTCTAATTGTTCTTGGTTTGCTACAGTCTCGACGCCTGCTTCGCGGGCATCAGTTTCAGAAAGGGCTTTGACGAGGACATTGTATGTTTTTCCGGTGTCCTGATCTTGAACGGTAACCTCAAATGGAGTCGGTTTCATTTGCTCACGCAGTGGGCGGGTGAACCGAAAATCGCGGTCGTGCTCTACCAATCGAACTTCCGTTTCGCTCAGGACTTCAAACATCCCGGCACCCTTGACAATCAGGTCTGAAACAAACGCATAGTTCGCTGGTTGATGCTTGAACGGTCCCTCGATGTGCATGGTGCTCGGATCATCTGCGTAGCGCTCTATCATGTAGAACCCCTTTGGTGCATTAGTACCGAACACATCGCCGAGGGCCAAATGTGTTGTGACGAAAGATTCCGTCAGTTGTGGTTGGACGTTCCGCCCCTCTACCTCCTTTATGCGATCTGACTTGTCAGAATTAAGTTCCCGCATGAAGTCATCGATGCGCTCTTGGCCAACAAGCTTTTGAGCATTGGTATCAATGTTTCCTTCATCAGGTGAAGCATCCCACGACTTGGCATACTTAGCTAAACTTTTGTAGGTTCCACCGTCCATCGATGGGTGCAGTTCGATGATATCATCGTTCTCCATCTTCTCGCCGTCCTTGTGGACTACGAGATATCTCCAGTTGATGTCAGTGAAATAGGCGATCTTCTGGCGAAGAACGCCGTTGTCGATATCGGTTCCGAGTATCGCTTTTACGTGAAAGATTTTATCCAGACCGGGCTCATCGTTTCGCGGGTGAAACATGGGCTCAACAGCCGCGAGCGGATGGTACGAAACACGTTCCAACGAACGCAGGTCGTAACCCAACAGACCAATCTGCAATTTGCCGAAGATATCATCATCGTGCAAGTGCCGCGTGGACTTGATATGGTACACGTATTCGTTGTCTTGTTCTGCTAAAATTGCTCGGAATGATCTGGACATTACTAAATTCCCATGTTAACAGTAATATTTACTGAGAATCGCTTTCTGGCGTGACTTCTACAGTCTCGGGCTTGGGTTCAACGGGCTTGGGTGTAACTTCTACAGCCTCCGCTTCATGCATCATTTTCATGAGGTCTTCCCGAGAACCGAAGAAATTAGCCGTGCCGATTTTCGTACCGCTATCCTGAACACCAAAATTTGCTTCCTTCATGCGCTGTTCTTTGCGCTTTAGTTGATGCCCAGTTTTGTGCTTGATGGCGTCCAGAGTATGGCCCATTATGAGCGCTGTAGTTTCCAGATGTCGATTACGATACTTTGGGTCAATGCTTTTGAGTTCTTCGTATAATTCGGTGAACATACCCATACCCTTGGATATAACCTGCTCCAATTGTTTTTCACCTTGGACCATTTTGACTTCTATGTCACTCATGTCCGGGAGATCGTCATTCTGTACGGCGACTATTTCGTGAGGGTCCACAGTTACCAATGGAGCACTGTTCTCAACTGGCGCTTCCTCGGGAAGTTCCATATCAAGTGCAGCAGCAATATTTGGATTTAGACGTGGTGTCATATCTTTTTCGCCCTCATGGCCTTTTTAATCTTACCTACCGTACTTACTCTTCCACCCAATCTGGTCTTAGATTGTGCCCGAGTTTTACGACTCGAAACTCCCAAATTTTTGGCAGTCTGCTTCTTTACTTTCGTAACCTTGGACGGGTTCGGAGCTTTTGTTTGTTGGGGTGCGACTGCTTTAATTGGGTGCGCTCGGCCCTTTCGGTTTGCGTGATTGTTGTACAGTTCGGCTTCGGTTAATACTATGAAATCGATGCCTCGGCGCATTGCCCACTGTGTAGCTGCACCCCACTTAGCCTCGTTCTTCATACGAATCGCAGCATCCTGCCGAGAGCGAGCATGTGACTCTGACGCCTCGTGTAGGGGTTTGATTTCAATTAGTTTTACAGATTTCTCTCCACCCCTCTTCATGTACGTAACGAGGAAGTCGGGGATGTATACGGTTTGTTTTCCATTCAGCGGATTTTTGTACGGAATCTTCGCAGACTCCGATGCCCACTCTAATACCTCTGGATGAAGATCACAGTAGCGCATGAACTCAAGTTCCCACGAGCTACGATAAATGATTGGATAATCCCCGGTGTATTTGTCCGGGAATTCTGGTTTGAATATACCCTTTGTGGTTGAGCGAGCCATATTAGTTCAGTGCTGAATTCTTTTCGTTCTGCTGGCGTGCATTCTCCGCAGCAGCGAATTGGTCGTCGGCGTTTGATCCCGCAATTTCTGCCGCTTTCCTATTTTCTGCT